TAGCAATTAACGTTTCTGCCGGTAACTTTCAAATGTGCATTGTTCAAGCCGAAGATATTTCCTTTTGGCAAGATGAACGTTTGGGCGACCTATCCGCAGTTACAGGTTCTAAGTTTTTCAACGAGCAAATTGGTATGCGTCTGAGTAACGCAGTTTCTACCGACATGGCTGATGTTGGAAAGGTTATTATTACCTCAGATAGAACTACACTTATTGACTACGAAGGCGATGAAATCGAAAAGCGTAGTGAAGAAATTAAGCGCGACCGCGAACTTTCCGATGGGGAGTTTCATTATAAGAAACATTCCTCACGTCTAGCACGTCTAGCGTCAAAGGCTGCTATTATTTCGGTCTTTGGTATTTCAGAACAAGAGGTCAGTAATAAATTAGACCGGTTGGATGACGCATTAAATGCAACACGGGCTGCACTTGAAGAAGGTGTAACTCCGGGTTGTGCGTCTTCCTTTACTAACATGGCTGCTTCTGATAGTTTACCCCTATGGATTAGGGATTCATTGATGGCCCCTGTTTGTAAGATTATGTCTAACTATAACGACCTTTCTTTCAAGGAAAATATGTCCTTGGTAAAGAAAGCAGAAAAAGATATGCCTATCTTCTATGACGGGAAGATTGTTACTTGGACTAAGGCATCCAAGATTATTGACCCCGCTAAGGTGGTCATTTCCTCGCTACGCTCCGCCGTAAGTGTAGCAGGCTATGTATTAACGGCAGAATGTGTAATTGGTGAATGAAATGAATTGGACAGAAAAATACAGACCTACAATGATTGAACAGGTAATTGGTCAACCGAAATTGGTAGCCGACGCGTCATCATGGATTAGTAAGGGTGAAATGCCCAACGCTATGTTCTATGGTTCGCCCGGACTCGGTAAGACATCTATTGCCCATGTGTTAGCAAATGCTTTCTTGGGCGATGCTAAGAGCGATGACTTCCTAGAAATCAATGCTAGTCAGGACCGCAAACTTGAGACTGTTCGTGAGACTATCGGTAACTTTGTTACTGCCAAGTCTTATCACGACTCCAAGTTTAAGATTGTTCTATTAGATGAAATTGAGGGCATGACTCGTGATTCACAACGCGCTCTCAAGCGCACTATGGAACGCTCTCAGAATTGTAGGTTTATCATTACGTGCAACGACCCTTATGGCGTAGACTCCGCCCTTCGTTCTCGTTGTGCTAACTACCTCTTCTCACCCATTCCGGGTGATATTCAGGTAGAACGTCTTACGCAAATCGTTGAGCAAGTTGGTGTTGAATATCCCACCGATTCGGTTCAGCGAATTGTTGACCTTTGTGACGGTGATTTCCGTCGCGCTTTGAACGAACTCCAAGCCTGTATTTATTCAGGTAAGGAACCCGAGTCTATTAATGCAGAAAATCTTGTGCCATTCAAGACCTGTATTAAAAATTTAACAGAAGCACCAAAATCTGCTGCCTTCTTCCTTGAGAAGTTGGTATTGGGTGGTCATTCTGTTAAGGATATTTGTGCTAAACTCCTACAAGCCGTCTTACAAATGGACGAACAAGCGGTAGATACCTTTAAGGTTGTCCAAACGGTAGGAGAAATGGAATGGAGGAGCCGAAGCGTGCAGCCGAAGGTTCTTGTTTATTGGTTTGTAGGAAATTTTAGGAAGTAAAAAAAGAAGGTGTGAAAAATGCTAGAAAGAATTGAAAAAGAATTGAATGCACTAGCCAAGCGGCTAGATATTGAAAGTGAAGAAATGACTGAGAAATACGGTGAAATCGCCGCATCTAACAGTCTTAACCTTGAAGATGACCGTCAAAGTCTTGTGGCTTTGACTCTAACACGTAATTATGTGCGTGGTCGTCTTGCGGGTGCAAAGAATACAGGTGGAGGGTATGGTAATACCGGCGTTGGTTACTTCGTCGCTATTCAACCCGCCCGCGATGTGATGGATTGGAAGCGTCGTAACGTCCTATCGAAGTTCCGTGCTGATTCCAATCAGTCACTTAAGGATGGTTTGCTCGCTGAAGTTATCGTTACCTCGGATGGGCAATACGAAGCCACCCGTCATTATGATGGTGAATGGGAGACAAAGGTTGTCCGTGCGGTCCCTGCTTCAGCAATTGAAGTAGGTGATGACCATTGGATTGTTCCTCTTGACCCTGTAAAGTCTTGGGCCTCCGGTGATGCAAATAAGAACTACGGCAAGCCTCTTCCTCGTGAAGAATGGGTTGTTCGCGCTCACTTTGTTGGTAGTAAGACCGGTGAAGATGCTGAACTTTGGACTGTCCAACTAAAGGGTGATGAAGCAAAGAACTTTGATGTTCAAACCTTCCGTCCCCTCAGCCTATACGGTATCTTCAATGAAGACCGAAAGGCCATCTATGGTATTCGCGGTAAGACCGCTTCCTCCGTCCAATACATTGACTTGTTGGACGAAGATGATGAGCGATGGTTTGATGTAACCTCGGTTGATTATGAAGATGGTATCGGTGAACATATGGCTGAATACGTTGCTGACTTGATGGAACTAGACCTCTATCACGAACAGATTCAGCAAACGCAGGGTCCACGTCTAATTGTTACAGATGGTATCGTTACTTCGATGAACCTTACCGCTAACAAGAAGACCGGCAACCGAGTTATCTGGGTTGAACCTGTTGATGCAAACTACGGTTTCTCCGACGAGGATATTCCCGAATCAACACCGGTTTGGGTTCCTTCCCACGTAGATATTAACTTCGGAGTTGGTTCCGACGTTATCGTTGTTGGACGTACAAATCAAACACAAAAGAAGGATGAAGATGGGATGCCCATTGATGGGGAATACAACCCCGTAACAATCAACCTTTATGGTGTTTATGCGCGTACCGCAACCGGAGCGCCTGAGAGTATGGTTGAACTTGCGGAAGAAGAAGTAGATTTCTTCTGAGGTGATTAGTATGAATTGGGATAAGTTGGGTTTTTACAGTAGTCTAGTGTCTATCGTTGGAAGCATTGCTATTTATGCTCTGTACGATGAAAATCTTGGTATTTTCGTCGGCTTGTGGGCTTCGGCACTTTTGCTTCTTACCGAGCGAATGGACACAGTTCTATGATGTGGATTCATAATATTGGCTAGTATAGAGATACAGTAGCTAATATTAGCCGTGTATATGTGGCGGTTGAAAGACATACGGTTGGGTGCAAGGCCCAAACTTAGGTGAATAAAATGATAGTTAAATTAAATGAAATTCTTCTCGATTTGAATGAAGTTGAATCAATCGAGTGGAAGGAAAACGACAATACAAACTATTCCGTTAGATTTCATATGAAAAGCGGAAAGATGTTTACTAGGCTGGTGCATCCTAATCAACTAAATGCACTAAAAGAAAACTTTGAAGTAATGGAGGAAGAATAATGGGAATTGGAAAAAGCAAAGGAACAGCGGCTAAGTCGCTAAGCGCAGTAAAGAAAACTGATGATGAGAGCGCATTTAAGGCAGCAAAGGCAAAGGCCTTTAGTCAGCGCCGTCGTCTTTTAGAACAAGAAACGGCACATATGATTTGTGGTATTTCGGGAGACCCCGGAACAGGAAAAACAGGTATGGCTATTGATTGCAGAACAGAGGAAGAGAAGGAAACACATTGGGTTTTCGTGCTTGACTTTGACGAGGGTGCAGAACCCACATGGCGTCAACATTGGTCTTCGGACGACAAGGTGTTTATTTATAACCCTCATGTTTATAATGAAGATATGACAGTTGACTACCTTGGAACTGCGGACATGGCTCGCTACTTTATCGGCATGGTCCGTGAGGCCATTAAGACAAAGAAGATTGAGTTTGGAGAAGACGGGATTGAGGTTGAAGCGGTTAAGGCTATTGTGTTCGATGGTTTGGACACTTGGTTAGATACTACAAACATGATTGCCCGTCTAAACCACATTAAGGGGGGCGACCCCCGTGCGGCAGATAAGGTAAAGATGGTTCCGACACAATGGTTTGCACGAACGCAGGAATATCAGCGTTTGTTTAAGGCAGCATGTCAACTAGATTGTCACAAGTTTTTCATTACCCACATGAAAGAAGTGCATGATGGTTTCGACATTGTTGGAACAAAGCCTGATTGGGAAAAGTCTACTACGGCTAAA